AGAATCGTTACAACTGTTGATGCTTATGTAGAAATGAACGCAACTTCACCTACTGCAACGTCATCAAGTTTAATTGTACCTGCGTTCACACCAGAATATTTTAGAGTTGCACCTGCTACAAAAGTAGCTGTGTTAAGAGTGGGATCTACAGACGGAACTGCAAGGGTATCTGAATTAACACAATGACCATTGCTACAAGATTTTCGCATAGAGGACAAGATAGATATAGAGATAGACGTACCGATACACCAAACGATAATTTAAAATTAGAAGACGGTACGTACTTGCTTATACAAGCAGGAGATAATATAAAACTAGAACAAGCAGTCGGTACTGTATTTAGTGGCAGACCGATACCTAACTAATGGCACGTAAAGCTAAAAGTTACATAGCACATGAACCAGGACCAAAGAAAAGAACTTCTATTGGTCAAAGTGTAAGGTCAAGACCTAAAAACAAACACAAACGCAGAAACTTTAAAAGATACAGAGGTCAAGGCAAATGACTTTTAAAGAACTGGTAGATTTTTTAAAAAAGAAAGAAAAACAAACCAAAAAGAAAAAAAGGGTAAAAAATGGCAGATAGCAAGATTAGTGATTTGACAGCATTGTCTACACCAGCAGATGATGATGTATTTGCGATAGTAGACACTGATGCAGGTCAAACAAAAAAAATTACAGCAGCTAATGTAAAAACATACGCAGGATTTAGTACAGAGGCGGTACAAGATATTGTTGGTGCTATGTTTAGCAGCAACACAGAAACAGACATTGCTGCAACGTATGAAGATGGTGATGGCACTATAGATTTAGTTGTAAGCGTATCTGCTGGTAATTTACCAACAGCGATAGATGCTGCAAAACTAGGAGACGGTTCAGTATCTAACGCAGAGTTTCAAAGACTTGATGGTGTATCAAGTGATATACAAACACAGCTTGATGGCAAACAAGCATCATTGACATTTGGCATCGGCAACACAAATGTACCTCAGTTTACATCTGGTGTAGCTGATGATGACTTTTTAAGAATAGCAGGAACAAGTGTTGAAGGTCGTTCTGCATCAGAGGTCTTATCAGACATAGGCGGTCAAGCAGCTTTGACATTTGGTATAAGCAATACCAATGCTGTAAAGATTGACAGCAGTTCTGTAGCTGACGATGAGTACGCAAGGTTCACAGCAAACGGTTTGGAGAGCAGAAGCACAGCAGAAGTATTATCTGACATCGGTGGACAAGCCAGTTTAACATTTGGCATATCAAACACTAACGCTGTAAAAATAGATAGCAGCTCAGTTGCCGATGATGAATATGCAAGATTTACAGCTAATGGTCTAGAAAGTCGTAGCACCTCTGAGGTGTTGAGTGACATAGGAGGTCAGGCTGCATTAACTTTTGGTATATCAAACACAAACATACCGATTTTTACAAGTGGTGTGGTTGATGATGATTTCCTAAGAGTAGCAGGTACATCTATTGAAGGTAGATCAGCTAGTGAAGTGCTTAGTGATATTGGTGGACAAGCAGCACTTACTTTTGGTATTAGCAATACTAACGCAGTTAAAATAGACAGTGCAAGTGTTGCAGATGATGAGTATGCTAGATTTACTGCAAACGGACTAGAAAGCAGGTCTACTGCTGAAGTTTTATCAGACATTGGTGGTATCACTGCTAGTTCTACAGACACACTAACAAACAAAACAATAGATGCTGATGGTACAGGTAATAGCATTACCAACATTGAAAACGCAAACATCAAAGCATCTGCTGCTATTGATGCTACAAAGATAGCAGATGGTTCAGTAACAAGTGCAGAGTTTCAACATCTAGGCTCTGTAACTTCAGATATTCAAACACAATTAGATGCCAAAGCTAGTAAAGGTCTGGCTGTAGCAATGGCAATCGCATTATAGGAGAAAACATGGCACAAGATTTTGAATCAAATGGAGCACAGATTACAAACTCTGCTACAACAATATACACATCAAACAGTGATGATGCTGTTGTAGGTCTGAGACTTGCAAACATTTTGACTACTACAGTTACAGTAAGTGTATTTGTATCTGAGGGTGGTTCTACAACAAGATACCTTGTAAAAGATTTATCTATACCACCAGCAAGTTCAGTAGAGCTAGTGCAAGGTGGTGCTAAATTTGTATTACAAAGTGGAGATGTTTTAAAAGGGCAAGCTGGCACAGCAGACAGTATTGATGTGTGGGTATCAGTGGTTGACTCAATTAGTACATAGGAGATAGCATGGCAACAATAACTTCAGTCGGAGGCGTTCAGTACATTGGTGATGCACCAGCAGGCGAAACAATACACGAACACGACACAGAAATTAATAAAGATCAAATTATTACAAGTGCAGTTTTTGCAGGTCCTATAACTTTTGCAGCAACTGTTACTGTTACTGGTACAGTTGTTGTTGTATGAACAATCCTTACGACAAAAATCAAGACATACACATAGATCGAGGCACAAGAAAACTTGTTGTAAGAAATACACAAGATACAACTAATATTCTTGAACAAAATAAATGGTCACAAAACAATGTAGAACAAAAAGGAGATATGCAACGCATAGCTCAAATACCTTTGATTGCATTAAAAATTAAAACAAAAGAACGGTTTGGACACTCTAATTGGTACAAAGTACACAAAGACGAACAGAAAAAGATTATTAGAGAAATGGTAAACAGTAATGAGTTTATGTTCTTTAGAACAGGAGATAAAAGATTATAATGGCATTAGATAGTTACACAAATTTAAAAACTGCAATAGCAAACTTTCTTGCTAGAGATGATCTTACGTCAGAAATTGATGACTTTATTGATCTTACAGAAGCAGACCTTAATCGTAGATTACGTATAAGAGCTATGGAAAATGTTTCATCGTTTACTATTGACTCTGAAACAGAAGCGTTACCTACAGGTTTTTTACAAGTTAGAAGTTTTCACTTAGTACAAAACCCAAAGATTGCACTACAATTTATGACACCGTTTCACCAGTACGAAACTAAAGGTTCATCACAAACAGGAACACCAAAGGTCTATTCGATAGAAGGATCAAACTTTAGATTTAGTCCTTTGCCAGACACAAGCTATACTGCAAGTCTTGTTTTTTACAAAGCACTTGATTCACTTGATGGTAGCACAGCTACTAATTTTATTTTGACAAACCATCCAGATGTTTACTTGTATGGTGCATTATACTTTGCATCTACATTCATTAGAGGCATGGATCAAGGTTCTGTTGCACAGTTCAAAGCACAATACGAAGCTGCATTGAAACAAGTCGAAGAAGCAGACGAAAAAGATAAATACAACGGAACACCTTTAGTACAAAGGTCTGGAATAAACATAAACAATTTTGATAACGTAAAATAATGCAAGTACCTTTTGGAGAGTGGCTGCCTGATTTACCAGATCATTTAAATCCTGGTGCAACGCAAGCCAAGAACGTATATCCTGCTGTAAATAGTTACAGACCATTTAAAAGTATTACACAAGCAACAGCTAATGCTTTGGACAACAGAGCACAAGGTGCTGCATCTTTCACATCTGATACTGGTAATGTCAGTATCTTTGCAGGTGACTCTAGTAAACTTTATAGAATACTTGCAAACTCTGTAGTTGATGAAAGTGGCGGCACAACATTTAATACTGCTGAAAATGGATATTGGGATTTTGTAAAGTTTGGTGAGACAGTTATAGCTTTTAATGGTGTAGACGCACCTCAAGCGTGGTCACTTGATACTTCCACAGACTTTGCTGCATTAGGTGGATCACCGCCTACATTTCGACACGCAGCAGTTGTAAACAACTTTGTTGTTACAGGATTTCAACCAACAGCACAAAACAAAGTGCAATGGTCATCTTTTAATAGTGCAACATCTTGGACAGAGGGTGTCAATCAAGCTGACTCAGAAACATTGCCAGAGGGCGGTGTAGTTACTGGAGTTACAGGTGGACAGTTTGGTTTAATATTTCAAGAAAACAGAATTACCAGAATGGACTACAGGGGTGGTAATGTTATATTTTCTTTTAGACGTATTGAAGACAACATAGGTGCAGTACAAGGTAAAACAGTTATTAAAGTTGGTAATCTTGTATATTTCCTATCAGAAGATGGTTTTAGAGTTACAGATGGCAACTCATCAAAACCAATCGGTAATGGTAAAGTAGATAGATTTTTTAAATCTGATCTTAGATTTGCACACAGAGAAAGAGTTAAAGCTGCTGTAGATTATGCAAACAAATTAGTTTGTTGGTCATATCCATCT